CTACATCCTTTTGTGATATTTTTTTGCGACTAAGAATTTCTCTGAAATTGTTAACAAAAACAGTTCGTAAACTTTTATCCACGATTAACACCTCCTGCCAATAGTTTATAACTAAATTATAGAATATACAACTATTAGTACATATTATTATAATTTAATCGTTGACACTACGATTTAATCGTATTAAAATGATGGCAAAGTATGGAAAGAGGGGTGATAACAATGAACCTAAAACTAACACTAGCAGCAGCTCGAACCAATGCAAAAATGACACAACAAGATGTAGCACAAAAACTCAGTGTATCCAAGATTACAATACATAATTGGGAATCAGGAAAAACAGTGCCTGGATGGGATAAAGTAGAGCAAATGGAAGAATTATTCGAGATCCCAAAGGGTACTTTGACATTTAAGAAATGATGTTTTTTTTTAAGATACCACTACGATTATATCGTATCGAAAGGTGATATTCATGATTAAAATACGAAAAAAATATTACAAACCTAAACAATCTATGATCGGTGTATCGATAGCAATGCTAATACTTGCTGTAGGAATGGTCGAAGGTGCAACATCAATCCGGCAAATACTGATCGCACTAGCAATCGCAGCGGTGTTCGGATACATCGCATTAAGCGGTGATCGACAGTGAAAAAGATAAGTGGCAAGCAGATCAAAGTTCAGCGATCGGAAGCCAAAATCGACTGGAAAGAAATAGCTTCTCAACTAGCGGAAATCTACATGAAGTCGAGGTGCATCCAGTATGACAAAAACCGAACTGTATCAATCTCTGGATGAATTTATCCTAGAACTGAAGTACCAAGAGAAAGCTGAACGAACGCTGAAGAAATATCGAACTGACGTGATCAAGTTTCTTGATAGCATCGGACACGAATATCAGATTACCAAAGATGATGTCCTTGAATTCAAGAAGCAGATAAGCGCCGGCCAGTATATGCCAAGAAGCATCAACTCATACATAGTGGCGGTCAACAAGTTTCTGAAATGGTGTGGCAAAGAAGATCTGAAAGTGAAGAAGCTGAAGATGCAGCAAAAGAATAGCATCGAAAACATCATCAACTACAGCGACTACAAGCGGTTGCTGCGGTTTGCTAAGAAGCTCGGCTACGATGACATCTACACGATCATGAAGACTATTGCAACCACCGGCATCCGGATCAGCGAACTAAAGTTCTTCACAGTAGATGGAATCAAGTCATTCTACATTCACGTAAGAAACAAAGGGAAAGACCGAGATATCATTCTCACACAGGATCTAGCTAGGGAACTTCGCAAGTATTGCAGAGATAACAATATCAAGTCCGGCCAGATATTCCGACTAAGCGATGTAGCGATATGGCGCAAGCTGAAGAAAATAGCAGGAACAGCCAGGGTAAACAAAGACAAAGTACATGCCCACAGCTTCCGGCATCTATTCGCAAAAGAGTTCATGGCAGAGTACAACAATGCGCTAGAGCTGGCAGACATCCTCGGACACAGCTCGCTGGAAACAACCAGGATTTATACCAGATCAACCAACGAAGAAAAGAGAAAAAAACTCGAACAAATGAAAATAAAAGGGGTGAAAAAATGAACCACTACGAGTCAATTCCGATCGGTAAAGAAAATGCAATATTAAGAGAAACGCTGTGTATACTCTGGGGTAAAAAGCCAAGATCAGTTCGCCGGATCATCGAGCAGCTGCGCAGCCAAGACAACGGTGATGATTACGTGATCGTATCAACCGCACACAGCGCCGGCTACTATCGCTCGAACGAACGAGATGATATCCGAGCATTTAAAGAAGAAGTGACAAGACGAGGGAAGCACACCTTCCGGCCGCTTCGCAAGGTTAACCGGATACTTGGTATACACGAACAACAAGTGTCAACGGTTAACCAGCTGAAGATGGTGCGCCAAGAAGCGAAGATAAAAGCTGAAGAAGTCACACTGGAACTCAAGAAAATAGATTCCAGGTTCGATGGAAGCTTGCTGTCAAAAATAGAGAACGGACTATGCATGCCAACTCCTCAGCAGTTGCAAGCAATGTCCAGGCTTTATGACCGACCGTTCGATGACTTGATAGGTGTTTATCTGCAAACAGATTAAGAACACACAGAAAGCGCTTGTGAGCGCTTGTAAAGAAAAGGAGTATTAAAACACAATGGCAACTTATCGCCAAGTATATACTTCCTTCTGGCAAGATCCATTTGTAACATCTTTAACACCAGAGGAAAAGTATTTCTACCTATACCTGATTACAAATCCTAAAACCAACATATGTGGTATCTATGAACTGCCAATTAAAATTGCAGAAGTAGAAACAGGGTACAATCGAGAAACGATTGAGAAGCTGATCAAGAAATTCGAAAACGATTATCATAAAGTGAAGTTTTCTGCAAAGACCAGTGAAATCTGTATCATTAACTGGTTCAAATACAATATTAACAAATCCCCTAAGGTGAAAGTAGCGATAGAAGAATCACTTAATAGAGTAAAAAGCAAGGAATTGATACGGTATCTATACGGTATCGATACGGTATCGTTTGCTACTGTATATGTTACTGATCCTATTACTGATTCTATTATTGAATTAAATACTAATACTAAGGTTAGTGAAATAACAGAAAAAGAAGATAAGGAAATCTTCAAATCTTATGCTGCAGGTGATCAAGAACTACTTGAAGCTTTAAAAGAGTTTGAAAACATGAGGAAAAAAATTCGAAAACCTCTAACAAGTTATGCGAAAAGGCTGATTTGCGGTGACCTCGACAAATTAGCAAAGCAGGGAAACAACCGACTTGAAGTCATCAACCAAAGCATACGAAACAGCTGGCAATCGCTGTATCCCATAAAGCGAGGTGAAACCAATGGAACCTATCAGAAATCTGATGAACCTACCAAACCAAAATACGAGATCAACTCAACAAAGCTATAGCGACATGAAAGTCCAACGCTGGAACGATGAAGAAGGCAGCATGTCCGGCAATGACTGCAGGATGTGTAAAAACAAAGGATACATCATGTTCATCGATGATGCCGGATACGAAGTCCTGAAAGAATGCGAGTGCATGCCGGCCAGGAAAAGTCTAGCGATCATCCGCAAAAGCGGCTTGGACAAGCTGCTGGATGAATACACCTTCGAGAAATACACAACCGGTCAGGCATGGCAAAAACACATCAAAGTAGCAGCCAAGCGATACCTAGATGACTTACAAGGAAACTGGTTCTATGTCGGTGGCCAGGTGGGAAGCGGCAAAAGCCACATCTGCACAGCGATTGTAAAAGAACTGATGCTTCGAGGAAATGAAGCATTATACATGCGCTGGCGAGATGACAGCGTAGTCCTTAAAAAGTCGATTATGGCAGACGGAACCGAATATGCAGATGACATCGGCCGGTTCAAAAATGTGAAGGTACTATACATCGATGACTTCTTCAAATCAGAAAAAGGAAGAGCGCCATCCGCCGCAGACATAAACCTAGCATTCGAAATACTGAACCACCGGTACATTAACAAAGACCTGGTAACGATCATCAGTACAGAGATGAGTATAAACACGCTGGTAGACATCGATGAAGCCATAGGATCAAGAATCTATCAACGATCACAAAAATACTGCATCGAGCTGTCGGAGGATCCAGGGAAAAACATAAGAATGAAAGGATGCAACATATGATCCGGAAAATACGAAAGCAGATCGATTATTACTGGTACAACCACAGCAAGCTTACAGGCAGCAAAGATCCGGAAGAAAAGAAGTGGCATGAGATCATCGCAACTATAAAAGAAAAGTACGAAGGAACCGAGTTCGGTGATCTGATCCGCTACCGCTACGAAATGAAGTTGAAAGAAGAAAAGATCTGTTACCTGCTGCACATTGAAAGACCGACATATTATGCCTGGCTTAACAAAATCAACAATGAGGTAACGCTGCGAGCCGCATATGAGCGATTAATCAAACCGTTCTAAATATGCGAGTCTACATGATTATAACCGCTGATCAATTCGAACTTCCGGTACTGGTCGCAGAGAAGATCCAAGAAGTAGCAGACTACTTCGGCATATCCAAAGACCATGCGCATTGTCTAATAAAGCGCAATATTAAAACAAAAAGAAGATTCCGAGTGATTAAGTTTGAACTCAACGAGAAGGATGGAAATGAAAATGATATTTGAGAAAAGAAAATTAAATGAATTAACATATGCAGATTACAATCCGAGAAAAGCGCTGGCCGCAGGCGATCAGGAATTTGAAAAAATCAAAAAAAGCATTCAAGAATTCGGATATGTGGATCCGATCATCGTCAACAAAGATAACACGATCATCGGCGGACACCAGCGAGCAACGGTGCTCAAAGCGCTCGGATACGATACGGTCGATGTGGTAGTGGTTGAGGTTGATAAGGTCAAAGAAAAGGCGCTAAACATCGCACTTAACAAAATCAGCGGTGAATGGCAAATGGATAAGTTAAAAGACTTGCTGCAAGAGCTCGAACTTCAAATAGATATCGGAATCACCGGCTTCGATAGTGAAGAACTAAAAGAACTGGTAACAAGAATGGATGCAGCATCCGCACAGGATGATGAATACGATGTGGATGAAGCACTAGAAGAAATCGAAGAACCGAAGTCTAAAAGAGGTGACATCTACCAGCTCGGAAAGCACCGGCTAATGTGCGGCGATAGCACCGATGAGCACGATGTAGCAAACCTGATGAACAAGCAACTCGCTGATCTGATCTTAACCGATCCGCCATACAACGTGAACTATGAACGGAAGATTAATACGAAGTTCAAAGATGAAACCAGCTTTAAAAACGAAAACCGGAAAACAAGCGAGATCATGAATGACAACATGACCACAGCCAGGTTTTATACCTTCCTGCTCGATATGTACAAGCTTGCATTCAACTACACCAAAGATGGCGGTGTGATATATGTATTCCATAGTGATGTGGAAAGAGTCAACTTTCAATCCGCTATGTGTGATGCAGGGTTCAAGTTCTCGGAAAACCTGATCTGGGTAAAAAACTCGTTCAATTTAAGCAGGAATGATTACCATTGGAAACACGAACCAATTTTATACGGATGGCGAGAAGGTAAGGCGCATTACTTTATCGATGATAGAACGCAATCCACAGTAATCGATGAATCATCGAGCATTGAAAAAATGAAAAAAGAGGAACTGATCGAAGCGCTGAAACAGATTATGGACAGCTGGCAGACAACAATTCTTTACGAAAACAAACCGCTGCGCAGTGATGAACATCCCACAATGAAACCAGTGCCGCTGGTTGGCCGGTTAATCAAAAACAGTAGCAGACCTGGTGAGGTTGTGTATGAACCGTTCGGTGGTAGCGGAACAACGCTGGTGGCAGCGGATCAACTCGGAAGAACTTGCTACTGTATGGAACTAAACCAAAAATACGTTGATGTAATTATCGATCGCTGGGAAAAACTCACCGGTGGTGTAGCGGAAAAAATTAGAGAGGGAAAATAATATGAAAGTGCTATTCACTAGCGAACAAGTATCCAAAGGCCATCCGGACAAAATATGCGACCAAATCAGCGACGCTATCCTTGATGCTTGCCTAGAACAAGACAAAGACTCCAGAGTTGCAGTAGAAACGATGATCAAGAACTATGACGTGTTCGTAGCCGGCGAGATTACTACGAAAGCTAACATCGATATCAGCCAAGTGGTCGACCGAGTATTAAAAGACATCGATGATGATTACTTGCTAAACGTTATCACCAGGACATTCATCAACAAGCAATCGCCGGACATTGCTCTGGGAGTAGATAATGAAGGCGCAGGTGATCAGGGAATAATGTTCGGTTACGCATGCAGGGAAACACCGCAGATGATGCCTCTTGCCTGGACACTTGCAACCGAGGTGTTGCAGCGATTAGATGGACTGAGGAAATCTTATAAGTTTCTAAAAGCCGATGCAAAAGCACAAGTAACAATCGATTACACTGATCCAAACCGACCGAGAATCGACACATTTCTGGTATCAATTCAGCACACAGAAGATGCCGAAGATCACGAATTAAAGTGGTTGGTTGGATATGCAATGGAAGAAGTCGCAATAAAGCACAAATTTGATCTGAATTTCATAAGGCTGATTAATCCCACCGGAAGATTTGTGGTCGGTGGCAGCATCGGTGATGCCGGAGTGACCGGCCGGAAGATCATTGCAGATACCTATGGTGGATATGCTCGGCATGGCGGCGGTGCTTTCAGCGGTAAGGATCCCACAAAGGTAGATAGAAGCGCAGCATACATGGCCAGGTATCTTGCCAAGTGGGTACTGCACAAATACCACCATCTGAAAGAATGCGAGATCCAGCTGTCCTACGCAATCGGAGTAAAAAGGCCGGTATCGATCGAAGTACGATCAGACAGAAGATCGATGCCACTGATCGCTGAAGAAATCATGCAGCTGTTTGACTTAACTCCGAAAGGGATCATCGAGTTTCTGGACCTGAAAAACACAAAGTACCTGGAAACCACCTGCTACGGTCACTTCGGAAAAGAAGATATGACTTGGGAAGTCATCAAATAAAGGAAGGAAGAAAAATGAAAATCAAAGATCTGATCAAAGCATTCGCAACCACGCAGCCAAAAGCAGAAATTGAGCTGTCAGCATTTATCCGGCCAGCTGGCCAGGGTTACAACGAGTTTGTGCGCTATTGCATGGCAAAGCGAGTAAGTAACCAGAGGAAGCGCAAACAGCGCAGAGCGTAGCGGTATGGAAGTAATACTGACACACTTCGCAGCAGGAATGCTTGGCGCAATCTTCGGCTTCTTCCTGGCAGCACTAATGGCTATATCCGGAAGGGAATCGGATCGAGAAATGATGCAGGGAATACCAGATGACATCAAAGGAAATGAGAGGTAACAAACGTGATTATAAAAAGCAGCAACAGCAGAGTGCTGGGTGATTACAGCTTACTGACTGTCGAGTTCAAACCGGTTATACCAGCCACCAGGATCGATGAAAAAGACCTGAACAACAAGTGGGTAATCATTGGCCATGCAAAAGCAAAGCAAGTGATCCTGGCGATCTTTGATACAGAGCAAGAAGCGATCCTGAACCTGAAAGCAATCTACGGTTTAATACCGGCAGGGATCAGCCTGGATCCAAGCGACATGCCGGTTGAAGTCCGTTAGAAAGGGTAAGGCAATGGGAGAAAAAGAACTGGATGCTTATGTTAGTGAAAATAGACTGTTAATAAGTGTTAACAATTTGGGGGAGTTAGACGAGTTGATTGAAGAAATTGTAAGCAAGCAAAAAGACCTTCAAAAATCAGTTGAAAAAATTCGTAGATATAGACTAGAGATTACTTTTATGCAACAAAATCAGAAGCAAAATCAGCTGACAGATCAAACTGAACAAAGTAAATGACTGTCTCAATGTATTGCTTTAACTCTTTTAAATCTTGATCTATGTGACGTTTTGTATAATGTGTAGCATCATTTCCCAACCATGATGCAGCGATTGAGGGATTCTTAATGCGTTCAACATCAATATAATCTTTAATGCATTGAGATAATGTGTAAGTTGGATTAATAATTAAATCTGACTTGTCTGGAAACTTCTTTATTGCATAGTCCTTAATTAGAATCTCAAGAGATTTTCTGTATCCAGGACCTGCAATTTCTAGTAATCCAAGAGATTCTGCTTGAGCTGCTTGATTATATGTCAACACAAATCTTTCCGAAAGATCTGAAATGATTCTAGGGAAATCGCATGTGACAAAATGTCTTGGCTCGTGACGGTAGAACCGTTGAAAATAGTAGTAGCCATCAGAGTGAGATTTCGAGTATTTAAAATATGATATGAACGAATTTGTGCAAGCTCCGCAATGATACATGATAGAACCTTCTTCACTTGAGTTTAAAGCAAGTGAAATAAATACTGGCGAAATTGCGTGGCTGCACATAGGACAGATTGAAGGTGGAACAATTGAATGAATATCTTGATTAACATAATCATAAGAGAATATTGATTTTCTAGTATATGGCATATTTTTCCCTCCAAAAATAGTATAACAGAATTTATTTGTTAGGAAAAATCTATGTCGAAAATATCAAGAAGTATTGTACTCCGGATTCGTGCTTAAAATGCACTGTTTAAAGGCTTTCTGGCACGTTCCGGCTGTGTAATATAATGTTAGGGTTATTTATCATCAGTTATCAATGAAAAGCGAGGTAAAAAAACATGCCAAAATGCAGGTATTGCGGATACTGCATCGGATACGAAGTTTATGAATGTACACACAAAGACGTGAGAAAACCGCTATCATACAGCCAAGTTATAAGAAGCAATAAGTGTCCGCATTATCAGTTAGCAAATGTGGAAGATGACAGGAAAGACATCCTCGATGAAGTGGTCTATAAACACAGAAACTTCAAACCAAGAGGAAAGAAACACTACGATAAATTGAAACTGTTTGATTTAAAAGGAAGGTAGATCATGGCACTCAGCAAAGAAACAATAGAAACCGGAAAACAGCGGCAAGCGCAGCTGAATTCATGGCTGGAACGTCACGAAGTAAAGAGCAATGAGTTTGCTGTAATGTGCAGCGTTTACGAGCAAGTGATGTGGGCATACCGAAAAGGCGCTTCTCGGATCACCGACAAAATGTGGGCAGTCATTCAGGAAGCAATGAAGAAGTATGAAGCAGCCAACATAATCAACGGAAAGAAGTACCAAGCGCAGCTGAATGAATTTATAAGTAAATACAAAGTACCACCACATAGGCTTGCGGTTTATTCCAACGTGACGGAAGAAGGGATACTAAACTACATGAACGGAACCTGGATCATTACTGAACGCAAGTGGCTGTTCATCCAACGATCGATGAAAAAAATAAAAGAAGAAAAAGCAAAAGTAGCTCGCAGCAAGCGGCCAAACCTGGTCATGGAATACATGGTGAAGAATTTAAAAGAACATCACAATACAATCGTAATGAAAAAACACTGTGCGCATCGAGAAGAAGAACTGCTCGAGCAGCTGGCTTCAGCCGGATGCAACTGCAACATCATGGACACCGGATCCGATCACTACGTACTTGAACTGAAAGGTAGATGGAACAAATGAAAAAGCTAACATTTATGCAGGAATACTGGTTGTGGGTGTATGAAGATGGTGAATGGTATATCAGTTTTGCGCGACATAACAACACCTACTTTCATCTGACAAATATGGAAAGCGGCAACTGTTTTGAAAGTTATGAAGAATGTGAGTCACATCCAGAGGTGCGTGATCGCCTGGCAAAACACATAGCAAAGGAACCAAAACTATGAACATGAAGGACTATCAATTCAAAGCAATGCGGACATTTCCGCCGCAGCTGAATGAAACAAAAATCGAAAATGGAGTCATCGGCCTATTCGGTGAAGGCGGTGAAATTGCAGACCTGTATAAGAAGTTTAAATATCAAAATCATCCATTAAACCGAGAAAAGATGATCGAAGAACTAGGTGACGTATTATGGTATTGCGCCATGATTGCAACCGGCTTGAGAACAACACTCGATAAGGTAGCTGAACAAAACATTGAAAAACTGCTGAAGCGATATCCGGATGGTTTCGATCCAAACCGAAGCATGAATAGAGAACCGGAATCGCCAGTAGTTGAAATAGTCGAGGTTGAATCAAAAATTACTGAAGTAGACAAAAGGCTAGCAAGCCAGATCATTGAAAGTAGATCACCGGAAGGCTTTTTCTGGATAAAAGAAAATGATAAGTATATCGGCATTGATAATTCGATCGGTGAAGCATGGGTGGAAGAATTCGATACTTATGAGAAGATGAAATCCTGGCTGGTTGGCGATGAGGAATTCGAGCATGAAGAATAAGATAGTTCTCGTAACAAGAGATATGATCAAAGAGTTTATAATCAAAGGACTAGAAGCGGATCATATAGTCACAGATTTGCAAAAAGATGAAATCGGTCGGCAGCTGGAAAAGAGCATGAAGGATGAATGGCTTGTAAACATGCGGATGGATGTAAGAAGTGAATAAGCATTGCGATACATGCCAAAACAATGAAAATGGCTTCTGCAATGTGCATGTTCGGTTTACAGCCTGGATGTTCTCGAACTACTGCGACCACTGGGAAGAAAAGAAAGAAGGTGAAGCTGATGAGTCACATCAAGAACAAAGGAACGCTGCCATGTGACTTCTGCGGAAAATGGCGGATCCTGAAATCAGTCGACAAGAAGTACGTACTGTGTGAGGAATGTATAAAAAGATACGATCATCTGAAACCGACAAAATATGAAAGGATAGAGTTGGACTTCAATTCTGTTTGTGACAAACATGTTAATTCCGTCATTTAAACACATTAAGCCAGATAAAAGAGCGGCAACTCTAGTGAACTTGATTAGAGTAGCGACTAACTCCAAAAATCCATATATTGCTATTGATTTAATAAAAGAAGCTATTAAAAAGTACGATAAAGTGATGAAAGATGAAGGCACCGACAATGCGAATCGGCCGCTTCAAAGTTAGTCAGAAACTTATCAGATCAAAGCAGATCGACCAGAGGTACTATCTTCAAGTTTTATTCACATCGGTATTTATAACAAGAACTACACCACTAAAGGATAGCAAAGAAGTAGAATACCACGCTATCTGCGACCAATTCGATGAGATTAATGAAGAAGATGATGTTCCGGAATATGAAGTCCGGATCATAAAAAAAGAAAATAGAGTAGAGTTCAAACGAAAGGTATCAGCAAATGTCTGATACTTTTTTCATTTACATATCATGATATTTTGAAATAAAGGGAGGTGAATGCAATCATGGCAAAGAGCAAATGGCCGGAGGTTAGGTCAAAATTGAAGCTGGTTGAGAAGTGGGCACTCGATGGTCTGACCGAAAAACAGATTGCAAGTAACCTCGGAATATCACACGAAACCATGAATCAGTATAAGAAAATGCATACTGATTTCTCTGATGTTATAAAAAAGGGCAGGGAAGTCATGGTATTAGAAATTGAAAATGCACTATTCAAACGTGCAAAAGGATATGAATACGAAGAAAAAAAGGTCTATACCAAGACTGAAGATGGAGTATCAACTACGTATACCGAGATCACAAAGAAACATCAACCACCTGATGTCGGCGCAGCCATATTTATCCTGAAGAACAAAGACAGAGAAAACTACAGCGACAATCCGCAAATGATAGAGCTCAAGAAACAGGAAATGGAACTCCGGCAAAAGATCGCAGAAAACGGTGAGTGGTAATGGCTTCGTTCCGATTACTGTCAGACTTTTATAAGAGCAGCGAGTGGACTAACTTCCGGCGCATGCTGATGCTAGAACGAGCAGATCCATTGAAAGGTCTGTGCTGTGAGTACTGTCAACAAACAATACATAAAGACATTGAGTGCATCGGACATCACAAAAAAGAACTTACCGTTCATAACGTGAACGATGCAAACATATCACTCAATCCGGACAATGTCATGCTGGTACACCAGCGATGCCACAACGCAATCCACGACCGCTTCGGTCAATGGATGCCGCAAAAGGTGTTCATAGTATACGGTGCGCCGCTGTCCGGCAAGACAACCTTCGTAAAGGAAAGTAAAGGCCGCAGAGATATCGTGCTAGATATGGATGAACTATACCAAGCCATCACGCTGCTGCCGGCATACGATAAACCAAACGAGCTGTCGGTAAATGTGTATCAGATCAGGGATGTGATCATCGACCAGATCAAGACTCGAACCGGCAAGTGGCAGCAAGCCTGGATCATCGGTGGCTATCCATTACAGACCGAGCGAGAGCGCTTGGCAAGCCAGCTGGGTGCAGAATTAATCTACATCGTAGCAACCGAACATGAGTGCCTGGCACGTTTATACCAGGATGAAAAGAAGCTACCTTATCGTTCCGAGTGGGAACGTTATATAAGGGAATGGTTCACCAAGTATCGACCGGATCAGTCCTCCTGATGATCCCCCCCACACCGTCATCGATTCGGTCGACTTGGGAACTGTACAAGGGGCAGTAAATGCACGCAAAGGGAAAAAAACAGATTTCCGGAAAAGTTTCCGAAAAAATCGTGAAAGTAAAACAATGAGTCAGAAAAGTCAAGAAAGGCGGTGATGTTATGGGAAATTTGAAGCCATCCGGTGAGTTAGAAAAATTACTGCTGATATTTGAAAAGGTCGATCCGGCAAAACAGCAGCTGGTAGAAAAGATGGTTGAACATACCGCATTCTTATCCGATCAGCTGGATGAACAAAAAGAGATGATCAAAACACATGGAATGGTTAAAATCCATCCGACCAATCCAAGTTTGCAGAAACCGACCGAAGTCGGAAAGCAATATCTGAAAACGCTGCAAGCCTATTCGCTGGCAATCAAAACATTAAACAGCGTACTAACAAGAAATGCTGTCGATGATGATGACGAGTTCGACCAGTTTGAAAAGGAAGAGTATGACGAGCTATCTTGAGCAATATCAGTCGATTGCATCAGAGAAAAGTTATAAATTAACCTATCTCGATAAATACTTCGATGATATAAAAACCGGCCGAATCATTGCAGGACAAGAACTGCAAACCGTATTGAGCCAGTTGATCGCTGACAAGAACGATCCGAAATGGAACTACGATACCAGGGAAGCAAACCGCCGGATCCGGTTTATCGAGAAGTTTTGTAAGCATACAAAGTCACCGTTTCATGGTAAACCGTTCATCCTGGAATTGTGGGAAAAGGCATTCATCGAAGTGGTGTATTCCTTCAGGAAAGCATCGACCGGCTTGCGCCGATTCAAGCGTGTAATCTTGCTGATCAGCCGGAAGAACGGAAAGTCTACACTGGCCGCAGCGCTGGCCTTCACCGAGCTAATGCTTGGCAGTGGCGGATCCGATATCGTGTGCTCATCCAATGATGATGCACAGGCCGGTATTATCTTTGAAGAAATCGCCAACATGCGTGAGCTGTTTGATCAAAAAAACAAGCGTACACATAAAAATCGCAAGCTGATCATTAACAAGAAAAACAAATCAAAAGTGTTCAAGCTAACCGAGAAAACACAGAAAAAAGAAGGCTACAATATCGAGTTCGGCATCCTGGATGAGTCGCACGAAATGAAAGACAACTCAATCGCAAAACCGATTCAGCAAAGTCAATCGACAAAGGATGAGCCGCTGTTTATCAACATCACCACTGAAGGATTTATCAACGATGGCTACCTCGACAAAGAGATGCAATACGCAAGACGTGTAATCGCCGGTGAAATTGAAGATGATACGCTTCTCGCCTGGCTCTATACACAGGATTCCGAAGCGGAAGTCTGGCAGGATGAAACCAGCTGGTACAAGTCCAATCCATCACTCGGTCTGATTAAAAAATGGGATTACTTGCGAGATGAGATAAACAAAGCAAAGCATGACAAAGGCGATCGAATGTATGTCCTAGCTAAAGACTTCAATATAAAGCAAAACAACGCTGAAGCCTGGCTAATGGAACATGACTACATCAACAATGCCAGATTCAACCTGGATGACTTTATCGGTTCTGTGGCATTGGGTGCAGTCGACTTGGCTGAAACAACCGACCTGACCTGTGCAAAGATCCTACTGATGAAAAAAGGTGATCCAACCAAGTACATCCTAACCAAGTACTTCATACCAGAGTCAAAAGTGACACAGGGATTCATCGATGACAAAAAAGATTATCTTGAATGGGCAAGAAAAGGGTTCATCGAGATAAATGAAGGAAACGAGGTCGACTTGCAGAAAGTCGCTGACTGGTTTGCAAGTTTATATAAGCAGTTCAAGATCCGAATTTACAAGACCGGCTATGACAACCGCTTTGCGAAAACATGGTTGACATCAATGGACAACTACGGATTCGATACCGAGCGTGTGGATCAAAACCGCTGGACAATGAGCAATCCGATGAAGCTGCTCGAAGCAGACCTGAAAGCCGGCCTGGTGAACTACAACGATAACGAGGTGGATCGCTGGTGCCTGGGTAATACCGCATTGAAAATCGACAATCTCGGCTTGGTCATGCCGGTGAAAGTCCAAGATGCCAAAAACCGAAGAATAGACGGTGCAGTGACCAAGATTATACTCTATGCCATGTGGCAGAGATACCGGACAGAGTTCCTGGGAATGTTGAGGTGATAACATGGGAATTATGGATATTTTCAAAAAGCCATATAAAGAAAAACCAAGCAATGCAGCGCTTGCGGTTCTCAATGGCAACATACCTATTTATACGCAATTCGGTCAAAACATCTATGCCAGTGATGTAGTACAGCAATCGATTGCCTGCATAGCGCAGGAAATAAGCAAACTCGATCCCAGGCATATTCGATTCGGCAAAAACGGATTGCAGGAAGTTGTAAGGGATGAGATCAATGAGCTGTTCGAATATGGTGCAAACGATTGGATGACCACAAAGGACTTTCTAGAGAAGATCACCTGGCAGCTGTTTCTGAATTACAACTCATTCATCCTGCCAGTGTTCGATGAATACGAAACGAAAGACAAAGTGAAGAAAAGAATATACCGTGCTTTATATCCGCTGGATCCTAGCGAAGTCACATTCATTCAGGATGGAAATGCGGACTTGTGGGTGAAGTTTGTATTCGCTGATGCCAATGAGCTGACGGTAAGATATACCGACATCATCCACTGGCGCTATCGTTTCTCGGTAAATCCGTTCATGGGTGGCAATGCCAGCGGCCAGGCGGACACCGCAGCGATCTGGCAAACGGTCAATATCAACCACCAGCTGCTGCAATCCATCGAAAAATCGGTCAGCTCATCCATGCAAATACATGGCTTGCTGAAGGTTCAAACCTTATACAACGATGATTCCGCAAAGGCTGAAATCGCTCGCTTTGAAAAGCTGATCACTGAAGGCAAAAGCGCCATCCTGCCGGTCGACTTAAAAAGCGAATATGTACCGATGAAGCCGGATCCAAAACTAGTCGATACCGACACACTGGAGTTCATCGATTCGAAGATCCTGCGCAACTACGGTGTGCCGCTGCCGATCTTAACCGGTGATTTCACCGATACACAGTACCAGGCCTTCTATGAAAAAACGCTGGAACCGCTGATCAATTCGCTGAACCAGGTGTTCACGAAAACGTTATTCACGAAAAATGAGCGCAATCATGGAAACAAAATCGTGTTTTATATCAACAACCTGCTGCACATGAGTCCGGAAAAAAGAGTCGAGATGTCAAAAGTTCTGGGCGATCGTGGTGCGCTGACCAACAATGCATTGCTTGAATTGTTCGGATATCCGCCATACGAAGGCGGTGACATACGGTTGCAATCACTCAACTATGTGGATGTAAACATTGCAACTAAATACCAGATGAACCAATCTGGTAAGAAGAAAGAGGTGAACAACGATGAATAAAACAACGCTGTCCGTATCAAAAGATGCACCGATTGTAAGAAGCTATACCACCGAATACCGAGCAGAGTCTGGCAATAAGGTAGTCGGCCTGGCGGCAGTTTATAACAGCCGCACAGCGATCGGTAACTGGTTCTACGAGATCATCGACCGAGGTGCATTCGATGAAACAGATCTGACGGATGTCCTCTTCTGTGTCAATCACGATCTGACCAAGATACCACTGGCAAGAAGCCGCAGGAACAACGGAAACTCCACCATGCAGCTCTTTGTGAATGAGCGTGGTCTAAACATGGAATCAGAAATCGATGTCGAGAAAAACGCTGAAGCCAGCGCATTATACTCGGCCATCGAGCGTGGTGACATCACCGGAATGTCCTTCATGTTCCGGATCAAAGATGAGGTGTGGGAAGATTTAGATTCCGACATGCCAACAAGAAGGATCACCAAGGTAGCTAAAGTGTGGGAAGTAAGTGCGGTCAATTTTCCGGCTTACGAAAGCACTGGAATAGATGCACGTGAAGCTAGGTCGCTGGAGAGCGATTTAAAAGCATTGGAAAATGCTCGTGCCGCTTTGGATAAAGCGAAAAACGAAGTTGAGATGTTGAAGTTAAGAAACAAAATACTGTCTAATGTTCGAAAGTGAGGAAATAACAAAATGAACAAAGAAAGACTAATGGCATTAATAGCAGCAAGACAATCCAAGTTGGATGAGCTGCAAAAACGTTCGGACAGCTCCGAAAATGTAGCTGAATTGCGTTCAATCAACACCGAAATGGAAACGATCAACAAAGAAATTGATGATTTTCGCTCGATGGTTCAAGAAGCTCAACAAGCTGAAGAACTGCGCAGCAAGCAAGCTCAAGTCCTCGGTACCTATGGTGCCAAAAAGGATGAAGGCGAAATCAAACGTGACCAGCAGGTAACTGACGTTGAAAAACGTGCAGCTGAACTCGTAACCACTCGCAAAGTATCCTTCGATGTCGATGAAGTTAAACGTGCGATCACGATCGGATCCGGTGACTTAGCTCAACCGAAATATGTTCAATCAGCTATCAATGACAAGTTCGGTGAAGTATCTTCGATCATCGATATGGTCAAGATCACTCCGGCCGCTGGCATGGGTGAATACGATGTTCCGTATGTAGTGACGTATGCAACCGGTGGCATTAAAGGCGAAAACACTGACTATGCAACTGCAGAACCAACGTTCAAATACGCATCGATCAAGCCGGTTAAGATTACCACGTATGGTGAAGTATCGACCGAAGTCACCAAGCTGACTAATGTTGCATATCTGGCAAAAGTTCGTGAAGCATCGCTGATCGCACTGCGCAAGAAAATTGCCAAGTTAATTCCGCTCGGTAATCCTTCGGCAACTCCGGCAGAAATCACCGGTATCGTCAATGGCGCAGCAATCACTGCATCACCGATTGAAGTAACTGCCATCGATGCAACTACGTTGCGCAAAATCGCCATGAATTATGGTGGTGATGAGAATGTAGTTGGAAACGCTGTATTGTTGTTAAACAAAACAGACTTGATCGCATTCGGTGACGTTCGTGGCACCAACGAAAAGAAGGCTGTCTACGAAATCACACCGGATGTATCCAATCCGAACAGCGGCACCATTAAAGATGGCGGCCTGGCTGTACGTTATGTAATCAACAGCGCATTGCCAGCGTTGAGCGCAGCAGCAACAACGGATGCAACAAAGTGCATGCTTTACGGTGTACCGGCAGCATACGAACTCGCATTGTTTAGTCAGTACGAAATCAAAGTATCCGAAGATGCAGCCTTCAAGAAAGGCATGCTGGCAGTTCGTGGTGATGTCTTAATCGGCGGCAACGTTGTCGTACAAGACGGATTTGTAGTCGTAGCGAAGAAAGTAGTCGGCGGATAAAAAAGGAGTGATAACACATGACAGAGTCGGAAATATTGATTCAAGTTAAAAAAGGGTTGGGTTTCACCGGATCATATCAGGATGACATGCTTAAACTGCACATCCAAGAAGTGAAAGCATTTTTGAAAGATGCCGGAGTATCTCAAACTATCATCGATAGCGCTGACTCTGTCGGTGTCATTACTCGCGGAGTTAATGATTTATTAAACCTTCAGAGCGGCGAAGTTCGATTCAGTGATTACTTTATGAAAAGAGCAATACAACTAGCGATCCGGCCGGCGGAGGTGGTCTGAAATGTATAGACCAAAAGCTGCTGAACAAATGACAACGGTGGTCAAACTGCAAAACAGAGTGACCACCAATGTCAGCGGCGCTAAAAACATCAGTTATGTAGATGCAGCAGATCCGATCCTTTTCTGCAATTTCAAAACCTATGGCGGCAATGAATCAGAGATCAACGGAAAGTTGGTCATCGATAACACCGCTACTGTAGTCACCTGGTATCGACCGGATATCAAAGCATCCGGCCGGATCATTCTACTGAGCGATGACAGCCTGTGGGATATCATCAGCGATCCGGAAAACATTGAACAAAGAAATCAGTTTGTATCGTTCAAAGTTCGAAAAGTCACCGGTGGTGCCTGATGGCCAACAAGATGAAGTTGAGCATGAATGGATTTGAGGACATGCTTGAGCGCATCCGAAAAGCCGGTGGCAGCATTGAAAAAGCAGCGGAAGCAGCGCTGGTCGAAGGTGCTAAACCGTTTCAGGATGACTTGAAAAAAGGGATCATAAAACATCATCGGACAGGCCTAACAGAGAAGGCATTGCAAGAAAATGAAGTGAAATGGGAAGGCAACGTTGCTACACTCGAAGCTGGCTTCAAAATCAGCAAAGGCGGCCTTCCGGCACTGTTTATCGAGTATGGTACACCGAAACAAAAAGCGGATCCGTTTATCCGGCCAGCGATTGAATCCAACACACCGAAAGCGAGAAGGATCCAAAAGCAAGTGCTTTCAAAAATCTTGGAGGAACTTGAAAAATGAATGTGCGTGACATATTAATTCAAACACTTGAACCTCTGGGATACGAAGTCACACTCCAGGGCAGCTACGGTGATGATGAACCGCTGCCTGGATCATTCATCACGTATGTGATCGTAGATTCCAGGGATCGATCGTTTTACAGTAACGATCCAATGTATGCAGAGTATCGAATACAAGTCGTGTTCTACTCTACAGATTTTAATTTAATCAAATCTGTTCCTGATCAGATTTACGAAGCGCTCAAAGCCGCCAAGTTTATCCGACAAAACAAAGGAAGGGATGTTGCCTACAATGCCGAGCATTACGCTTGGCAAGCTGACTATTACTACAATGAAAGGAGTTAGTAATTATGAATTTTGAAGAATTCCAGGGGTTCGATTCCTTATATATCGCAGAGGTAACGAAAGACGATGCCACAGGATTCACAACTTCACTTCCTGAAATGCTGGCACCGGCCGGTGAGATTTCAAGAACCACCGAAACACCGAGTGCAGTGAAGTTCTATGACAACATTCCGTTTATGGTTGTCATTGCTGAAGGTGCGGACACGATCAACTTGACGGTACCGGCATTGCCAATTTCACTAGTTGCAAAATTACTTGGAAAGGTAATTCACACAGCCACCGGCGCATTACTGGACACTGGTGTCACAAAACCGAAGTACTTTGCAATTGGATACCGCCTACGTTTCACCGATGACACATACCGCTATGTATGGCGCTTGAAGGGAACGTTTGCGATCAACCAGGAAGAAGCCAAGTCGCAAGATGATACCACTGATACCAACAATCAGCAGCTGATCTTTACCGGCATTAAAACGAAGTTCAAATTCACGATGCCGGATGCCAGCAAGAGCGGTGGCAAATCTGTGGTCGTGGATGAACGTGATGACAAAGCTGATGTCGCTGACTGGTTTGCACAGGTGGTCACACCAGATACGCTTGCAGCTATCACACCGGCCTAATAAAAGGAGTATTGCATGAAAGCAACTATCAATTTAAAGATTTATGGTGATGGTGATGAGGTCATTGAAGAATTTGAAACTTCACGTGTACGCTGGGGTTTTCTCGAAGATGTGATCGAACTATCCGACAATCTTGAAGGGAAAAACGAAAAAGAGCAAATCCGGATGATGGGCAAGATGGTTCAAATGCTGTTCCCTAATCTGACGGATGAATTACTTCGCCTGGCAGATTACGTAGACATCAAAAACTGTTTCAAACAAATCATGAGCATTGTGAGTCAAATTGAGGGTGCTGAAAAAAACGTGTAAGTGGAGTGGCTGATTCATCAGCTGCTCCACTATCTATGGCACTTTTTGATTTGATCGTATCTTTATGTACAACGTTTCCGTCTCTCAATCCGCTATCCATACGTGAATATGAAGCGTTGGAAGTGATCGGATTAATCAACAAGATGACACGAAAAGGCCGCTTGGCAGAAACACCAGGACAGCCTAAAACAGTAAGAAAAAAAGTGTATGCAGATCAGGTGAACTGGTTCTAAAAGGCAGGTGGTAACAAATGGCAGGTAATGATGTAATCGGCGGAAAATGGACACTCGATGTAACCGATCTTAAAGCTGGAGTATCTGAAGCAAATCGGCTGATTCGTATTGCAGATACCGAGTTTAAAGCAGCCGCAGCCGGCATGGGTGAATGGTCTAAAAATGCGGATGGTTTAACTGCTCGAGCAAAAGCATTGAACACGATCGTAGATGTTCAGCAACAAAAAGTAAATGCGCTCAGTGAAGAATATAAGCGTGTGGCAGCGGAAAAAGGTGAGAGCTCTAAAGCCGCTCAAGATCTGGAAATTAAAATCAACAACGAAACCGCTGCACTTAACAAGAGCAAGCGTGAGCTGGATGAAACCACTATTGCGTTGGATAACTTTGGGAAAGAAACGGTCGACACTGGAAAGCAACAAGACGAGCTGAAGAAGAAAACCGAAGAACTGACAGGAAAGGTCAATGACTTTGCAAAGAAGGCGCTTGTCGCAGTTACCGCAGCCGCAGCCGCAGCCGGTGCAGCCATCCTGAAGCTAGCAAGCGATGCCGGACAGTTTGCGGATGACCTGATCACTATGTCCAACAAAACCGGAATATCCGTTCAGCAGCTTCAGGAACTCGATTATGCAGCTCGCTTTGTGGATGTATCTGTTGAAACAATGGCCGGATCCATGAATAAGCTGACAAGAACAATGGATCAAGCCAGGGAAAGCACAGCCAAAGGCGGTGACAAGCTAAACGATCAAGCGAAAGCGTACAAAGCACTTGGTGTCGAGATTACCAATGCAGATGGAACGCTGCGCAACAACAAAGACGTATTCTATGAAGTCATCGATGCACTCGGACAAATGAAAAACGAAACCGATCGTGATGCACTAGCCATGACGCTGTTCGGTAAATCTGCAACGGAACTCAATCCGCTGATAAAAGCCGGATCCGATGAATTGAATCGACTCGCGCAAGAAGCTCACCAAGTCGGTGCAGTGGTCGGTGATGATGCAGTAACTGCACTCGGACAATTCGATGACAACATGAACATCTTAAAAGCATCAACTGAAGGACTTTCTCGGCAAGCATTGGCAGAATTAATGCCATACATCAATGACCTGGTAAATTCACTCAAAGAAAACATGCCAGCGATCATTGAAGGTATCAAAGGGTTCATTGATTTTATTATTGAAAATTCGCCAAACATGATTGGTTTGATTGGTGGTATAACCGCCGGCTTGCTAGCTTGGAACGTGGTAACAATGGTTCAGGGTTTAATTGGCGCTGTGAAAGCATGGACTGTCGCAACCGAAGGAATGACAATCGCTCAAAAACTTTTGAACATTGTCATGGCCGCAAATCCAATCGGCCTGATCATCACTTTGATTGCAGCGCTGGTCGGATGGTTTGTCACTATGATGGCAACCAACGAAGAATTCCGAAATAAAGTCATCAAAATATGGAATGATGTCTGGGCGAAAATAAAAGAAGTCGGTGACAACATCGGTAAGTTTTTCACCAAAACAATACCGGAAACGCTTGGCAAAGTGGGTGATTTTTTCAAAGACATTGGCAAGTGGATCGTAGAAGGTGTATGGGATGGAATCACTGGCATGGCCAATTGGATCGGTGATAAGATTGGCGGCTTTTTTGGCGGCATTGTAGATAATGTCAAAGATTTTCTAGGTATCAAATCACCTTCAAAAGTGTTTGCCGGCATCGGCGAAAACATGGCGCTTGGTTTAGGTAATGGATTTGCAAGCGAAATGAAAGACGTAAGAAATCAAATACAGGGCGCTATTCCAACAAACATAGGAACTAATATTGGAGTTAACTCGATAAATGGTTCTGACGCACTTGCAAGTGGTTCAAATGTCAATTTTACACAGAATATATACTCGCCTAAACCGCTGACACCTTACGAGGTCTATCGGCAGACTAAAAACGCAAGCCAGCTGTTGGCATTAGGGGTGACAAAATGAGAGAGATAAGATACACAAACGAGCGTGGTCAATCACTGGTCATCAGTGATCAGGACAACTACGCTCTTCTCAATATCACTGGTCTAAATCCGCCAACCGCTATTATACAAACCAACCGCATTGCCAACTTCGATGGTACAACGTTCATCGGATCCGTAGTCAATCAACGAAACATTGTGATCACGTTGCAGCTACTCGGTGATGCAGAGGAAAGCCGCTTGAATTTATATGAGGTTTTTAAAATCAAGCGCAAAGGCACATTCTACTATCGCAGCGACATCATTGAAGCCAGGATCGAAGGCTACGTTGAAGCTGTTGAAGTTGTACCAATGAGCTGGCCGGTAGTGGCCATGATATCACTGGTATGCAACAAGCCATACTTTGAAGCGTTGGATGAGATCATCGCAGATATTACATCCATCGACTCACATCTGGAGTTTCCTCTTGAACTCGTATCCGGCGGAATCGAGCTGGGTACGTTGCAAACATTCCAAGAGGTCAATGTCATTAATCATGGTGATATTCCGGTCGGAATGATTATCCGATTCAGAGCCACAGGTGCAGTGGTCAATCCGAAATTATTGAACACACAAACGCTAGAATTCATTGAGTTAAACACAACGATGGAGACCGGTGATCAAATCACGATCAATACGGAAGTCGGCCAGAAACGCATTGAACGCAATCGTGGCGGAGTCATTACTAATCAATTTAACAGCCTGGTCATTGGATCAACCTTCCTGCAGCTGCATGAAGGTGATAACGTTTTCTATGGCAGCGCAACCAGCGGATCCACCGCATTGCTGATCGAAGTGCAATATCGAACCAAGTATAGTGGGGTGTGATCATGGAACTTTACATCTACAACAAAGAACTAGACCTGATGGGTGTCTTTGACACAGCCAATGCAGTGATCTGGAACCGCCGGTATTATGCGCCTGGTGAATTTGAAATCCATACCGCAGCTACGGAAATAGCGCTGTATCTGATCCAGAAGCAGTACCTCGTTGCGAAACCAGATTCGGTCGAGTTTGGGATCATTGAAAATGTGACCATCGAGCAAACCGAAGAAGGTGAATTCATCAAAGCAACCGGCCGCTTCGGATCATCCATCCTGGCAAGAAGAATTGTGTTCGAAACAACGATCATCAGCGATACGGTGGAAAATGCCATGCGATCGCTGGTCTATGATAACGTGATCAATCCGGACATAGCCGCTCGCGCGATTTCAAACATCGAGCTAGGAACATTGAACAGCTTTGCAGAAACAGTACAATTTCAAGTATCCTATCGTAACCTATTAAGCACATTGACCGGACTAGCAGAAACCAGCGGCATCGGATACCGCCTGCGCTTTGATCCGGCATTGCAAAAGTTTTATTTTGAAACCTACAAAGCACTCGACCGATCAGCCGGTCAATCCGTCAACTCTAGAGCTATCTTCAGCAATGACTACGATAACCTACTTACATCCCTTTATCAAACCAGCGACATGGAAATATCCAACGTTGCTCTGGTTGGTGGTGAAGGTGAAGGAACCGATCGGAAAATGGTGGTAGTCGGTACCGGCAGCGGTGCCGATCGCTATGAAGTGTTTGTCAATGCCAAAGAAGTACGAATGGAAGATGGTATCACAGAGCCGGACTACTACGCAATGCTAGCACAAAAAGGTGCTGAGTCTTTATTGCCATCGATCGAATACTTTGAAGGCAGCGTGTTGCCGGAAGGAAATCTGATATACAAAACAGACTATGATCTCGGTGATATTGTGACTATCGAAAATGTGAAGTGGAATAAGCGCATCGATGTCCAGATCACTGAAATAACCGAAGTGTATGATGAATATGGCGCAAGAACGCTGATACCAATTTTTGGCCAAGCGACACCAACGCTGGCTGATGCATTATCCGGCAGAGAAGATACATCCGGATCCGGAAGTGGTGGAAGTGAAATCGTAGTTACAGCAAATAAAGCGCTGGTATCTGACTCCACAGGAAAAATGGCAGCAAGCAGCGTTACAACAACCGAGTTGGAACATCTCACCGGAGTGACCGGTAACGTACAAGCGCAACTTAACGGAAAAGCAGCAGCATCGCACACGCACACAGCTTCTCAAATTACTGATTTCTTAAACAAAGTATATCCGGTCGGTTCTATTTATATGTCGGTGGTCAATACATCACCGGCAACACTCTTCGGTGGAACTTGGTCGGCCTTCGGTGCTGGTCGAACTCTGGTCGGATTTGATGTCGGACAAACAGAATTCAATGCAGCTGAAAAAACTGGTGGTGCCAAAACGCATGTGTTGATTGAAAGTGAAATGCCATCGCATACACACGTTCAAAACAGCCACAACCACACACAAAATGCACATAATCACGTTCAGGATCCACACAGTCATAGAGCACAATTCAGGTTGAATGGCGGATCTGGAACAGCTAGAGATATACCAGATTCCACTGCAGGTAACTACAAAGCACTTAATACTTGGAACGAAAACACAACGGCAACCAACCAAGCAACAACGGCAACCAACCAAGCAACAACTGCGACCAACCAAAATACAGGTGGCGGCGCAGCGCATAACAACTTACAGCCATATATCACCGTGTATATGTGGAAAAGAACTGCCTAGAAGGGAGTGATCAACTATGGCAATTAGAAGTGGATTCTTTAACAGCATCGGAGGTGATCGCCTATACGATGCATCGAAGTTCGCGGAATACTTTGCAGCATTTATCGGAACAGGGGTGTTCCCAGATCCAACTACCAGCCTGCAGGTTCAGGTTGCCACCGGAATGAATGTGAAGATTAAGGCCGGAAAAGCATGGATCAACGGTTACATTTTGGTCAGCGATGCAGATTACACCGAAGCTATACCTACGGAAGCAGTACTGAATCGCATCGATCGAATCGTAGTTCGGTTACATTATGCTAACCGAGAAATGACCATTGTACGAAAAGCTGGTACCGCAGCTTCATCACCGGTCGCACCGGCGGTGACACGTGACGCAAATATGTTCGAGCTGGCGCTAGCAACGATAACAATCAATGCTGGAACAAGCACGATAACATCCGGCATGATTAGCGACACTCGGTCTGATTCCGCTGTGTGTGGTTTCGTATCTTCGACCATCACGAACCTGCCATATTTATCATCAAGTAAAGTGCTTGTATCGAATGCTGATGGTGAACTAGACGTAAGCGCGATAACCAACACAGAACTCGGACACCTGGCCGGTGTATCATCCAACCTTCAGACACAGCTGAACGCAAAACAAGCCACGATCGGCGGCGCAGCATCTACAATCGTATCTAGCAACCTAACCGCCAACCGAGCGCTGCTGTCAAACGCAAGCGGCAAAGTAGCGGTATCATCTGTGACGGATATCGAACTTGGTTATTTATCTGGAGTAACACAAGCCATACAGACACAACTCAACGCAAAGCAAGCCACGATCGGCGGTGCAGCATCTACAATCTTATCCAGCAACCTAATCGCCAACCGAGCGCTGCTATCGGATGCCAGTGGCAAAGTAGCAGTATCAGCAGTAACAAGTTCCGAGCTTGGTCATTTATCTGGAGTCACACAAGCCATCCAAACACAGCTCAACAACAAACTTGGAACCGCAGCACAAGCAGCAGACTCGCTTAAAATAGACGGAAGGAAACTCACTGTAGGATCATCAGCGCCAGTATCGCCAGCGGTCAACGACTTATGGGTTGATACCAACTAGGTGGTGATGAACAATGGCTGAAAAAACATTCGGATATGTGAACACTGTAAACTATGCGCGATGGGGTGGAGTACCAAATTATGCCAACGTAGGCTTGCGAGCTGTAATGCCGGAAGATGGTACAGTGTTGAAAATTGCACTAAAGCTTGCAAGACTTGATAGCGGTGCGACACCAATCGCCTGGGGTGCGATTTGGGATAGAGATACAGGCAATATCATAGCAGTAGCAGCAGCATCACAGACACCGACAAACACTTTCTCCGGATCCTATTCGTCACTTCAAACGTTCACATTCGATCTACCAGAAACAAAGATTGCAGCCGGAAAAGCACTATGGATCGGTTGTGCTAAACAAAGCAATGAAAGCAATCGTGAACTATACTTCGGATTAAGAGATGGTGCAACCGGATATACAACCGACTATCAAAATGTATCACGTTCGTCACCTGGCAGCTTTAGCGCTGTAAGCGGATCATTGACAAGCGAAGCATTGTGGGTAGAAGTTACCTACAAAACAGGCGGACAGATCAAAGTGTGGACAGGCGCGGCGCAATTGGCAAAGCCGGTCAAAGTATGGAATGGATCCGCATGGGTTGAAAAACCAGTCAAAGTATGGAATGGATCAGCATGGGTAGAAAGCAATACATAAAAAGAAATGAGGTACTGTTATGAAAAAAGTATATTTAAGTCCTTCAAAACAACCAGCAAACATTTATTATGACAGAAAGCATACCGAGGAATTGGTGATGAATTGGATCGTTGATGCAATGGTATCATTCTTGTCAAAGTATGATGTACAAGTGTTGCGTGGCGGTAAAGATCAAGATTTAGTAAGCAGGGCAACTGAAGCAAATCGTGAGCAAGTTGATTATTATTTTGCTATACATTCAAACGCTGGTGGCGGTGTTGGCTGTGAGGTTTTTTATCAAGTTGGAGTAGACAAGTCGGCTGATGTTAAAACAAAATCGAAATCATATGCAAATAAAGTGAACACCGAATTATCGGCAATCACTCCACTAATGACGAAGGTTGGTGATCGTGGAATTAAGTTCAAAACTTTATTGGATGGTCGAGATTGGAACAATGAGCTTCGAAACACTAAAGTTCCGGCAAACCTGGTCGAAATCGAGTTCCATGACACAAAGGCAGGAAGTGAATGGATACTGAACAACATCCAATTGATTGCTGAAACCATGAGTAAATCCATCGTTGAAATGTTAGGTGTAACGTTAAAACCAATGATCCCTGTCGATGACTTCTTCTTTGTTCAAACCGGTGCATTCAAAACACTTGCTGATGCTGAAATCGAAGCTGCGAAAATTGCAAAATCAATAGGTAAAGAGGTTGGAGTAAAGTATGGTAGTAAATTTGCGCTTAAGTGGATCAAAGGCATTAAATAGACAGGTGGTATAACAAAATGGATGTAGGGAAAATATTTCTTGAATACTGGTTGCATTTTCTTCTGACAGGATTGTCTGGATTTCTAACATGGGTGGTTTTTAAATTGAAAAATAAACTGGAACTATCCACTAAAAGATGGAATGCGACCGAAAATGGTGTTCAAGCATTATTGAGAAATGAGATCATCAAGTCATACAACTACTACATGGAGAGAGGATTCGTGCCGATTCATGAGCGTGATAATATTAATAATTTGTATAAACAATATCAAAATTTAGGTGGTAATGGTACGGTTCCAAGGTTAATGGAAGAAATTGAGGATCTACCAGTTCACGATATATCCGTAAGGATGAAAGGGGAATAAATTAAATGAGTGAATTCTTTACATGGGAGTTTCTTGCCACATTTGCAGGTAGCGTTGCATTCGTTACCGCAGTAACCGAAGTGATTAAGTATTATCTTTCAAAGGTTAGTCCGAAGTACATTGCGCTGATAGCAGCAATTCTGGTGACATTTGCGGTGCAGCTGTTGTTCTACAAAGACTTTACACCGGAAGGTCTTGTGTTAGCTTTATTTAATGTGATTGTAGTACTGTTAGGTTCAATAGGTGCATTTGAGGCAATTGTTAAGCCGATTGAAAGAAAATATATGCTATAAGGTAGGCCGCTTTGAAAAGCGGCTTTACTGTATAAATATCTATGTCTATGAAAAAAAGTATGTTAATATACTTGTGACATAATTTGAGAGGATAATAATCCGTTGTCTTATAATTGCTTGCACAAGAACGGAATTCGACCAGTTTTGAGTAACACCAAATAAACATACATAGATATAGCGTTCAAGATTTAATTAAAATATTCTAAGGATATTTTCTATAGGAAGCATATTGTTTAGTAAGGTGGTGAGTGAAATGGATAAATTTTTATTTCATTGTATGATTGAGCTTATTACAAATGCAAGGCTCAATAATTGTTACGAATTGGTATTTGATCTAGTTTTCATTGAGCATAATGGCGAACAATTTCAAGAATCGGAGGTTCTATTAGGTTTACATTGACTGGGGTATTTGGGAGTTGGTGCTACATTTCTGAATTTGTATCACAGGGCTTAACGAAGAAAGAGGGGGGTTAGATTCATGGCCAGCGAAAGAGCATTAGGCAAAGCAAAAACCGAAAAAAACGATGAATTTTATACTCAATTAGCTGATATAGAAAAGGAAATGCGATACTATAAAGATTTTTTTCGAGGGAAAACAGTATTGTGTAATTGCGACGATCCATTTGAAAGTGACTTCTTCAAGTACTTTGC